AGTTTGAAAACATCAACAAAAACAATAACTTACCCTTTAGTCTTAGACTTTTGGCTAGTAACAATCGGTAACAAAATCACACTTTTGGTAACACCCGCATGTTACGAAAGGTAACACCAGCACCCCAAAAACCCGCACATTTTGCGGGACCGTAGTTTTGTGCAGTGCACAATAGATCTGTGCAACACGCACAATGTGCACGTTTGGACCGTAGTACAAAATTTGTACAATTGGTGTGATCGGGTAGGTGCAATATGTGCGCATAGTGTGAGGATGCGGAAACTGTACAAATATTGCACAAAATAGGTAAATATAAGGAAAAGTGCATATTTACTGTAAAGCTTCATATGCGGCGATTTAAGATTGGGTGATACCACGGCATAGTTTGCGAGTCATAGCCTGAGACAGGGCATTTAGTGAAGTCTGAGGGGCATGTACAAATATTGTACAGGATTGGATATTGTGAGTAATATCAACGATTTAGCGCGTATTGTTAATGTGCAATAATTGCGGATCACTCATTTTGCTGTACAAAAATTGATCAATCAATTGATGCTATGATTCCTGATAGATTTTGACTATGATTGTACAAAAAATGTACAGCGAAACCCAACACGCAATATGTGCATATGGGACCGTAGTGTGCAAAAATTGTACAGCACAAAATTTGTACAGCGATAATGGACACGCAAAAAGTGCGGGTAGTATATGTTGCACTGCACAATGGGGGTTATATGTGCACACTCATCGCACATTGTGCGTGTCGCAAATATTGCGCATTCTTATTGTGCACTGCAACATCAAGTGATTTGATATCATTTGCCTAGATGCACGCAAAATGTGCGCATAGTAGGTGATAACACGCAAAATGTGCGCAAAAACATGACCGTAGTGCGCAAATAGTGCGCATGGGGGCGCGTGGGCCATAGGGGGTGCCTGCGTATACGTATACATACATCTACACAGAAGTGATTTTTCACTTGTAAACCACTATTTGTGCACACACAAAGACTGTTACACTATAACATTGCAGAAACCTATGGCATTCATAGTGTAATACTATAATGATCCACAACAAATGCCTTGACACGAGATGTGATTTGCATATAACTACGGAGCGTAGCGACATACACATAGTATGCCCCATTGAAAAGTATCCAAAAATTCTTGTTAAACTCACTGTAAATGCCCACTTAAATGAACATACTATATGTAAGAGTGTGTACATTCGTAAATGAGTCCTTGCGTAGCAAGGGAACTCGTGCTACACTCCTTTAAACACTCCCGGTGGTACATTCTGTACTAGCCATACAAATGTCTTACTGTAAGTAGTCCGCTCTAAAAGAGCTTGACATTTATCTTATTAGAAGTATAACTATGCGTACTCGTGAAATGCTCGTAGAGAAAGTCTACGACTGTATTAAGAACAATACCCCCCTTAGCAGTATCCACATACCGCACTCAGATGTATTCTTTGTGCGTGAGGCGTTAGAAGCTCGCTTTGATTGTGAGCTTTCTTTGTCACAGGTGGAAGAATATATGAAAGAAGCTGGCTGGACTGATACGAATGGCAACAACTAAAGATGTTAAACGCACTGAGAGTGGAAGGCTCACGTACCGTGGGGAAACTTTCAGTGGTTACAACAAGCCTAAGCGTACACCCGGTGCAAGCAAGAAGTTTGCTGTACTCGCTAAGAAAGGTGACCAAGTTAAGATAGTCCGTTTCGGTGATCCAAATATGGAGATCAAGAAGGATATCCCAGCAAGACGTAAGTCATTCCGTGCTCGTCACAATTGTGATACAGCGACAGACAAGTTTTCGGCCAGATACTGGTCATGCAAGAAATGGTGATATAGATTATGGCAATTCCATTAGCTCCTTTTGTAGCCGCAGGTGTTAGATACCTAGTAAAATCTGGCATGAGAGGATTAAAAAAGTACATTAGAAATCAGAAAGAAGGTAAGCGTCTTACCGAATCAGAGCTTGATACGATAAAACAAAAAGCTTTGGATAGCGTTGTAAAGAAAAAGAATGAAAGTGGAGAAGTTGGTTATTTTGCTAAGCAAGGAACATCTTCTCAAAATACTGCTCGCAGGCTTATGCAAGAAAGCGCAAAGGAATCCTCAAAAGGTAAGGTATCTACTAAAAAAGCATTAGCAGGTGCCGCCGCTTTAGGGGGTGCCGCATACTTGAAAGGCAGAGGCGACGGTGCGGCAGAAGTAGCAGAAAGAAAGAAGGCTAAACAAAAATCTCCAGCCGGTGGTCAGACTATTAAAGAGAATCGCCGTGTCGTCAGTGAGACTAAGTTAAACAAAGGCGGTGTTATCAAAGCTAACTGCGGTGCATCAATGAAGCCTAACCGGATGTCACGTAGCTAATGCCTTCTTCACCCGGATACAAACGTAACTATAAGCAGGAGTATGCCAACTACGACGGTAAGCCTTCTGTACGTAAAAAAAGAGCATCTCGTAATGCCGCACGTAGAAAGATGGCTAAGGCTGGCCTAGTCAAGAAAGGTGATGGGAAAGATGTTCATCACGTAGGTGGTAACGCACTGAACAACAAGAAGTTGGCAGTTAAGCCAGCATCAGCTAACAGGTCTTACGCTCGTACTAAGACCGCAGGTAAGAAGAACCCAAGGGCTTAATATGGCAGAAGATACTCAAACTAAGAATACCGCACTTGAACAAATCCTAGCTCGTCAAGCAAGATATAAGTCTGCTGACATCATGGAGCAGATGGATGCCGCACCGACTGGTGCTGAGATGGATGCTATTGACGCTAAAGATCCAGCGGACTTTTTCGCTAAGAAGATTGCTGAAGCTAAAGGTAAGGCTAAGATGATGGATGGTGGCATGGCTAAAGGTAAAGGCGGTAAGACATATCAACATAACTACGCTACTGGCGGAAGTGTTGTAGATCACCTAGGGAGTAAAAAATAATCATGGCGTATTGTAAAGGTTGCACTAGCAAAGCAAAGTGTAAGGCGTCAGGAAAGTGTTTAAAGACTGGTAAGAAATTGTCTATGGCCTATGGCGGTGCTGTCAAGAAGCCAACTAAGATGTCTGTAGGAGGGTTAAAAACACCACCTAAAGATGCTAAAGGTTTAAAAAAGTTACCATCTGCTGTACGCAACAAGATGGGCTACATGAAGTCTGGCGGCGTAGCTAAGAAGAAATAATGAGCATCAATACTAATAAGAACTCACGATTCCGTACTGTTAATGTGCAGGCGGATACGACAGCGCAGGAGGAGACTGCTTATAAATGTCCTGCAAACTGTCGAGCAATGGTAGAACTGTTGTATATTAGTAACGTGAGTTCAGGTAATGCTACCGTAGACGTTGAACTGAATCGTAATGACTCCTCTACTGATAATGGAACTGGTCAGGGTAATGCATCTCACATGCACATACTAGGTTCTAAAAATATGGCTAGCGGAGAATTCATTCAATTTGACGAAGGTTTCATTGTACTTGAGCCAGAAGACACAATTACGATAACTGCAACGGGCAGTGGTACTATTCACGTAGATGCTATGGTTACAGTCGAAGAGTTCTTCTTGCCTGTAGGAGGATAAGATGTCTAATTGTGGATCAAAGAAAAAGATGATGGGCGGAGGTATGGCGAAGAGTGGTCCGTACAATGCCGTCAACATGGCAAAAGGTGGGAGCACAGTCAATGCTTCAGGGAACTACACACAGCCCGGTATGCGCAAAGGAATTTTTAACCGCATTAAAGCAGGCGGAAAAGGTGGTGCCCCCGGTCAGTGGTCAGCTAGAAAAGCTCAAATGCTCGCCAAGCAATACAAAGCAAAGGGCGGCGGATACAAATCATGAAGGCACCACAAAAGTCACTGAAAGCTTGGACAAAGCAAAAGTGGCGTACCAAGAGTGGGAAGCCCTCTACTCAAGGCCCGAAAGCTACTGGGGAGCGTTATCTACCGGAGAAAGCTATCAAGGCTCTTTCGGCCAGCGAGTATGCCGCTACTACGAAAGCCAAGCGGAAGGGCAAGGCCGCAGGCAAACAATTTGTTGCACAGCCTAAAAAAGTTGCAAAGAAGACTAGAACATATAGGAAGACAAAGTAATGGCCCGCCAGCTAACTGAAAAACAACAGAAGTTTTTAGACGTACTCTTTGAGGAGGCACGTGGCAGTGTTGTTGAAGCTAAAAAGCTAGCTGGGTATTCTCCTACACAGCACACAGCATCTATCGTGGAATCGTTGAAAGATGAGATTCTAGAACGTACCAACATGTACCTCGCCCAGAACGCACCTCGTGCGGCAATGGCTATGGCTGGTGCGTTGATTGATCCTACTGAGCTAGGTATTAAAGAAAAAATGCAAGCGGCTAAAGAAGTAATGGATCGAGTAGGAATTATTAAATCGGAGAAGGTACAAGTTGAAGCAACAGGCGGTGTCATGATTTTGCCACCGAAACGCACTGAGGATGACTACCAATAGATCAGCTGGTAAGTGGATACTTGCACAACCAG